AGTGCCATAATCTTCCTCTTCCGCTTTCGCCAAGTTTGATGGCAGAGGTCGGTTTTTGCGTTCCTCTTCTTTGCGATCACGCTCAAACTGTGCGTTTTGTTCTTGCAATGCTTTGGTAGATTGTGCAAGTGCCAAAGATGCCTGAGAGTTTGCCAAGCCTTGCGCCCTAAAAGCATTTGACTGCTCTTGCTGCGCTTTAATCTGAGCCTGATTTTGTGCAAACTGATCTGCACGTTGAGTCATATCGGCCAGTTCTTTGACCCGTGCGTCAGCTTTCTCAGGATCAAGAATGCCGTCTGCAAACGACTTAGACAGTTGAGTTGCGTATGCCTTTACGTTCTTTGGGATAGTCGGGTCATCAGTAAACACGGCAAACGGATTGATCTCTGCTGCGCCAACTGCACCGAGTTTGCGAATCGCTGGCAAGATTGCTGCCTGAGAAGTGATTGCCGCCATGCCTTGAGGGAATGTCTGCAACTCCGAAAGAACGGTCTGGTTGACAGTTCCATCAGCGTTCTTTAACTGACCAACAAGTTGAGCAGCGCGTTGCTCTTGAGCCGCAGTTTGTTGTGCAAGAAGTTCGGTCTGTTGATTACGTTGAGCAATTCTTGCCTGTTCGCGGAACTTTGGCGCTTCCAATTTCAAACCAAACGCAAGCTCCTGGTCACCAGCTTCCAATGCTGCTTGTGCTGCCGAGTCAAAAGTCTCTGGGCGTGATGGGTCAATCGTGCCCAAAATCTGCTGACGCATGGTGACTCGTTGCAACTCAGGGTCTTGACCGCCCAAAGCGCCGCCTAGCGCACCAGCAAGGCCATAAGCACCGCGACCAATGGCAAAATTGGCCTTTTCAAAAGGATCTAGTTTGGCAAATGCCAACGCACGTGCATCAGCCGCTGCTGCTCGTTGTTGCTGGATCCGTTCTGGCGATACGCCGAATAAGGTATCTACGATTGAGGTTGCCATGTCTTACTCCTTATTGGGCGAATGGGCCAACAGCAGATGGATCTTGGTACGTGTACCCATATCCACCTCCGGTGGGGGTGTAATTAAACCCCTGTGGCGTAGGTGCAAATGAGCGTCTCAATGCATCTTGCAACTGAGGGTTGTTGCTTGCGCTAGTCAAGGCTGTTGCAAACGGGTTGTAAGCATTGGCTGCAAATCGACTTTGCGCCGCGCTCGTACCGCCTGACAACAAAGCCTGTGCCCCTGATGGGCTGGCAATGCGCCCACCCAATGCCGAGCCGATATCAAGTGACTGCCGTCCCAAGCCCTCTATGTTTTGCAGTTGCTGGAGATAAGCCTCAAACGGGCCAAGAGCCGTGACTTGGCCTTGATAACCCTGCGTCAGCAAGTTGCCGCCAGTGGCAAACAAACCAGCCCCAAATCGGGTCTGATCCATGCCGCCTTGAGTGGCTTGCGTTGCCAAAAGTGCATCTTGTTGCGCCAAGGCGTTGTAGTAAGCCTCCAACTCAGGAGAGGCAGCACCCAGACCCGCAGCACCACTTGGACGCGCACTAGTTGCACCCACTGCCAAGCCGCCCCGACCCGTGTTAAACAGACCCTGTTGCACCTGCGCCAGTTGACGTTCACGGCTTGGAGCCAGCAACTCTTGCTGTTGGGCCATAAACCTCTGTGCTGCCTCTTGCGGAGTCTCAGCTAAGTAGCCCTCGCCCAAGCCAAACAGACCTTGAGCAGCACCTTGCAGTGGTGCATATTGCTCTTGCCCCATCTCTGCTTGGCCCAAACCCAGACCCGCTAACTTTGAGAATCGGTCTTGATAAGCCTTCATCTCAGGACTTAGGGTATACCCTGCACCTGATACGCGCCCATCTGGGCCAGTCGTGAATTTAGATCGCCCGAATCGAGTGGTGATGCCTACCGGACGAAATCTTGCCTCTTCAGCGGCTAGTCGTGCGGCCTCAAGTTGAGCGTCAGCTTGTGTATTTGCTGCCTTTTGAGCGGATCGCCCTTGCATTGAGCCACCCAATAAAGAAGCGCCTCCCAAAATTAAAGCTGCGGTAATAGGCATATCAAACTCCAATCAAAACATCATCCACTTTAGACGGGTCTTTCTCGTCAGTGGCATGGATACAGAACCAAACACAGTCGGTGATGGCTTTAACGCCATGCACCAGACCAGCCTTAATCTCAATGACAGCGGGGGCATCCACGATGTCAATCTCTGTGCCCTTCAGCACAGCAACTTTCCCAAACGCAAGAATCGACAGATGGCTGAAGTCATGCGTGTGTTTCAAAATGGCTGTGCCAGCAGGGATCACCGTTTGCTTGGCATACAGTCCATCGCTAAAGTGATGCGTGATCATGTGGCCCTTTAGTGAAAATTATGCAGTCCGGTAGCGGATAACGACAATGCCAGAGCCACCAGGCGCACCAACACCATCGCACAAAGAACGTCCACCGCCACCACCACCGCCACCAGTGTTTGCTGTTCCGCTAGTGCCATTTCCGCAACCGCCAGCACCACCGCCATCAGAGGCGCTACCGCCGCCCATGCCGCCAATACCTGCGCCGCCACCGCCACCTGCGTAGCGTTGCTCAGAGCCTGTCTGCAAAGAATTGCCAATACCAGCACCACCGTTGCCGTTTGTCCCGTTGTCAAATCCAGTTGGAACTGCCGTGCCGCCAACACCACCAGCACCACCGCCGCCACCGCCGCCGCTAGAAAAGTCGGAAGGGCCACCAGCATTACCTTGTCCAGATGTGCCAGAACCAGCAGCAACAAACGCATTCCCTGCGGTTCCTCCTGATGCTCCACCACCGCCACCAGAGCCGCCACTAGAGCCAGGAACTCGGGAGTAATAACCACCAGCACCGCCACCAGTAGCAGTGACACCCAAGGCTGAAGAGTTTTGCCCGTTGGTGTTGGCTGCGCCGCCATTGCCGACCGTGACGGTGTAGCTTTGCACAGTGGGGGTTACGCTTCCAGTCAAAACACCACCAGCACCACCACCACCGCCGCCCTCAGTACCGCCGCCACCGCCGCCAGCAATTACAAGGTAGTCCGTGCTGTTAAAACTGGAAGTACCTGCGTTGCTGACGGTAAAAGTTCCACCAGAAGTAAAGGTGTGAACTTTGAAGGTCTGCCCACCAGAGGAATAAGTCGTTTCAGTGCCGCCTGTTGCAATAACAAACCGAGACTTACCATAAAGGTCGTTTAGGGAGATTGCACCAGAAGCAATTTGGGCCAGCGCACGAACGTCTGCATCATTTAGGCTGATAGCAGCCGTAGATGCCTTCTGCAACTCTACGTTGACATCAGATAGCGAAAGTGGGCCTGAACTTGGGAGTGCCATTATTTAGACTCCAAGGCTTTCACTTTAGCGTCAAGTTCCTTGATTGCCTCAATCAGCAAAGGCACAAGACGCTCGTATCGAACGGTTAGATACTTGTCATCAATGGGTGCTGGAGCCACTACTTCTGGCTGGACTGCTTGAACCTGCTGTGCAGACACACCAACCTCACGTTGAACCTCGTATCCCAACGCTTGGGCCACCTTATTTGCCTCGTAGTAGAAGCCAGACAAGCTGTTGACCTTATCCAAGGCATCTTCAATGTTGCCAAGTTTGGTCTTCAAACGATCATCTGAATAATATGCAGTGATGTTGTTGGTTGCACGAATTTCACCAGTTGTGCCAGAAGCGGCTGTTCCTACCCCAAGAGATGCAAGCTGCGCTTTCCCCGTTGCCTGAATCTCACCAGTTACACCAGAAGCAGCAACACCAATACCGACTGACACAAACTGCGGCGAGGACAACAAGTCAGCCTTGGTCGCAACTGCTACCGCAATGTTGACAAACTCGGTATTGATCTCCGTGCCCTTAACAATCTTAAGCGGATCACCAGAGGACAATGCGTCCTTAGTGGCAAAGTTGGTGGACTGTACGTAATTGCTCATGATATTTTTCCATCTTTAGATTGAATCTCAATACGCTGGATCGACAAAGGCGCTCCGCTTATGTTTGACTCGTAACCTGTTTGCACGATTTTACCGGAGCCAGATGCTGGAACAGACAGTGTTTGGAGTGCAACACCATCCGCATATTCCGCTACTGGTACACCATTTGCACCGTACTCAGCAGTTCCATACTCAAACACACCCTGAAGGGGAATCTGGGCACTGACCGCCTGGTAGTTGGCAGCAAAGTCAAAACCAAATTTGACAATCACAGCTTGATTAGTGCCACCAATCACCACAACCTTAATTTGCTTGAGCAAACTGGTCACGTTCTGGTTGCCTAAGTCCGCATGGTTTGTGTAATACATCAAACGATAAGCGCTGGTGTGGTCTTGGTATGTTCCGTATTTACAGACAAACCCGTTCTTACCAATCAACACATCTCCGTTGCGCTTTGACAGCAACGAGGTCGGGGCGATTGAGTCCCACCGAGTTACCCTGAAAGATCCGTCTTGCAACTGCCCACGAGTGTCAAAACAGTAGACCTCGCTCACAGATGGGAGCGTCAACAAGTAAAAAGCCTTTGTCTCTGAATAGACCGACTTAATTTTCTTTTTGTCCTCGCCAGTAACAATCTGGATCAGGTCGTTGCGTATGTTTTTTGACAAGTCTCCAACAGGCAAAGACTTTTCGATAATCGTCCTGGCGAAGCTGCGAACACCGGAGTTTGACAAGAAAAGCACATCCTTGCCCGTCTGTTGAATAGAGTCTCGTGCAATACACCCAATACCACCCACAGAGTCAGCCAACACGAACGTGATAGGTGAAGTACCTGCTGGATTGTTTGCACCTTGGTACACCAGAATCTGACGCGAACCAAAGATGATCAGGAAGTTGTTGTGAGCCGCTAGACCCGTAATGTTGTCCGCACCGTTGGGCCACACCGTATTGATGTTCAGTGAACCAGATGACCCACCTGTCCAGATATGCCCAGACAACAAGTCTGAGAAAGTGATCGTCACGTTGTCGCTTGATGTGTCAGCCACCCACAAACGCCCATAAGCAGAGATAACGATGTTCGCCAATGGCACAGTACCTGCATACCCAGATTTCTCGCTCACGCGCCGATAAGTGGTCGTGCTGACTGCTGGATCAAAGATCAACGGGTCATGAGCCTCTTGGAAGAAATAAGTGATGCCATTCAGTGATGCAACAGACCAGTTGCTTGCGGTGATGGTGGGGGCAGTACCACCGCCGCCATAGGTCAATTCAGACACTGCATTTGAGCCGTCTAATTTAAACAGCTTGTTGCCGCCAGTGAACAGGGTTGTCAGAGTGCCGTCTGCCTGTACCAATTCATGCATGACAGTTACATCATTCGCACCCAAAGCACCAGAACTTGAGTTGATTCGGCTAAACCCCTCACGCGCTCCAATACGCCCAAACTGGTCAATGATGCAGTTTGTTGCCACCAGAGCAAAGCCACTCGCCAAATCCAGAGGCGAGTCTTGAGTGTTCAGGCCAAAGAACCCTGGCGCTGAAACACTAGAGGTCTGGATGACTTGACTCATATGGCTAAGAACTCCTGTTGTTCAGGGTAGCGTGTCCCCTCCAAGGCAATGCTGTCAGCCAGCATCCCACGGTAGAGTTGATACGCCTCGGACGAACTCAAGCCTTGATCCTCGCCACGCTCCACCAGAGCGCGCGCATAAGCGTTTTGAACCACCAAGGTGTCCGACACCAAAACAACCGTGCCATCAGCCGCTAAAGGGGCTTGTGGGACTGTTAGCGAGAAGGGAATGGTGTAGACACCATCTGGACGGGGAAACAACACCACTTTGGTGTCGCCGTTGTTGTCAACACCATCAAAAGCATAGTAGTTTGGCTTGCCAGAGATAGGGGCAGATAAGTTCTGAAAACGGTTCATCTCCACAAAAGAGATGTTCTGCATTTGAATCAAGTCAGTGACGTTCAGCACATCTTGAACAGAAAACTTCTGCCCTGCGCCTGTCAGCGAATAGATGTATGTGCCCGGTGTTGTGGTGACCGTGATGGTCTGGCCCAACACGTTCCAATTAAAGGCATCTTCAATCTGACGCTTGGCATCATTGACAAAACGCCCAATTAATGTCGAATAAGACGTTTGAGCATTGGTCGAGACTTGGGTTTCGCGCAAGCGCACCAAGACATCGTTGATCAACTCTAGGAAGGTCATTTTTTGTTCCTTGCTGAAATGGCTCTGGCCTTTGATTTGGCATCCTCTTTGGATGATGCTCCCCAAGCCTTTAGAGATAACAGCAAGCGAGTCGGCTTACCATCCTTCATCTCTGGCCCAGGCATATTGCCCATCCGTGCGAGAAAGGAGGCCCGTCTAGGGTTGTCGCCACTCTTTACAGGTGGTTTTAGATTCCCACCCGTTTCCGTATTGTACGATGCTCTGCCCTTGGCGTTCAAGCCGCCTTTTGGATTTTGACCAGCTTTTGTTTGCCAAGTAGGAGTTTTCATCGCAATCCTTTAGTTGTTGCCCCGCAGCTTTGCCAGCAAGTTTTTCAAGCGTTGTAGCAACATACTCATCAGAGCCAAGACTTTTAGCCGCACCCAGTGGTAGCCGTCACTCACCTGTTCCAGTAATTTTTGGGGAACTTTCATTTTTTGGCCTTTTTGGGGGGCTTTGCAGTCTTTGCCGCAGCCTTAAAGTCAGCAGCGGAAGGTGCAGCCTTAGAGCCGACCTTGTTCATTTTCTCGCCAGAACCTGCCTTGATACGGGCACGTTTGGCATTGATGTTGGCGTAGAGTCCAGGTTTCATTTCTTTTTTGCCTTTCCAGCTTGGGACAGTGCAATCGCAACTGCTTGCTTGGGGTTTTTGACCACCTTTTTATTGGAGGTCAATTCACCAGCCTTGAACTCCCGCATCACCTTGCTGATTTTCTTCTCAGCCTTGGTTTTCATACCAACTCCGTCACGGACACGTTTGATGCAGTTACGGTAGCTTCTTTGATAAAGGCAATCTTTTGACCGGGGGCCACTTTGACGATTTCACTGAAGTTGTTTGGCATCAATGCAGAGGTTGTCACTGAAGCAGTTGGATTAGCACCAATCTGAAAGTGGCAGTGCCCCAGAGAGCAAGCAATCCGAATCATCGTTGTGTTTGCGCCAAAGGCAGTCATTTGCACACTGCTGTTTGTCACGTTAGCAACTTGAGTTGTCCCCAAAGATGCAACGCCAAACGCCACTTGGTTTGGGTCAAGTTGAAAGGTAGACATTATTTAGCCTTCTTTGCTTTGCTGGCTTTGCTTTTGATAGTCCGTGAACCACGCACGGGCAAGGCTTTGGAAGGCTTACCAACAGCCACCATGACGGTGATAGGCATGGACTTCTTCTCTTTTTTGTCTTTGGGCATCATCATGATGAATCCTTAAATGGTTGACTTGCGAGGTCTACCCATCTTCTTGGGAGGGGCAGTCATGGGGAGAGGCTTGGCCTCTGGCTCTGCTGGCTTCTCGTCCACACGCACATAACCAGCATGACCCTTCATGTTTTCAATGTCATGTTGTTGTGTGAAAGTGACCGTATTGCCAGACTGTAAACAGCGGAAAGTTGCCATTGTTTTCTCACAAAAAGGGGGCCGAAGCCCCCAATTTAAACTAAGCGAACAACCACACACTTAATTGTGGTGCTTGCCAAATTTAACGTACCGCCCGACTCGTTTTGAAAACGAACGGACACCACGTCTGCTGCCGAAACATAAGGCGTGATGCTGATGCCAGCGACATCCACACCCATACTTACGTTCAACACGATGTCGCCCAAAAGAACGCCTGGGACTGCGATGGTGTTGGTTTCACCAGCACCGTCAACCAACTCAGACGCATTTAGGGTCGCACTCACTGACCAAGTGTCCGAGAACAAGCCCCGGAATTGGTCATTTCCTCGGCGAGAGGTAATTGCTGTTGCTGCTGCCATGATCTAACTCCTTAAAGTTAATCCCCCCATTTCTGGGGGGTGTGGGGGTTAGGCTGGCACAACGAGGGCAAACAAAGATGCAGACTTAGCCGCACCAACGGTTGCTGCGTTGCGCAGACCAGCAACACCATACAAGGTGTCAGAGGTGAACAAGGTAGACAGGTAGTCTTGCTTGTACTGGACTTGCGAACGGATACCCATTTGCTCAACCAACACCATCGAATCACGGTGACCCATCAAGCACACACGGGCAGCGTTTGTGCCGCTGGTCGTGTCAGCGTTAGAGGTGGTGAACACTGGGATACCGTACAGGTTGCCGATTTCGCCGTTGCGGATTGCATTGCCATCACCCACAAACGCTTGTTCGGTGTAACGAGCCAAGCCCATCAGCGTGTTACGGCTAGAGGGTGGGATCACAAAGAAACGCTGATCCATTGGGGTGTCGTTGTCGTCCAAACGCTGGATGGTGCGGCGAATGGCTGCATCGGTCAATGCGCTTTCGTTGTTGTTTGCAGCAACGTAGGCGGTAGTACCATCACCACCAGCAAAGCCACCAGCGTAAGCACTGTTAGCGGCGTTACCGCCGTTAGAGCCACGACCCACTTGGATCAGGTCGCTGTCCACAGCACGGGACAAAGCATAACCAGCGTCCTGAGTGTAGAACTGGCGCAAAGATGCCAGAGCTTGTGCTTCTGTGATGTCTTCAATGAAACGGCTGTATTCAAAGTGACGGTTGATGTTGACCGTGACTTCCGACTCAGTGTCAGCAATCAAAGTCACAGCGGTGGATGCTGCCTTCAGAGTGGCGTTGCCACGGGTAGGTGCGGGGATGTGAACCACATCGCCTTTTTTGCCCTTGAAATTCATCTTCATGACGAGGTTCGCCATAACAAGACTTTTCTTGTATGCGGCGATGATTTCGTCAGACCAAATCTCAGGGATAAAGGTTGCTGCGGTTGCGTTGGTTACCTGGGGGGTAGGATAGGCCATGTTAAATTCTCCAAAAAAAAGTTAGGTCACTTGACCCGACCTTCTGCGTACGCTGTAAGGATTTCATCGTTCAGCGCATCGTATCGGGCTGGATCGGTCATTTTGAGCCGAATCAGGTCTGCCCTGCGATAGACTCGTTTGGAACTCTCGCCACTACCCCCCACATCAACCTGTGCAGCCTTCATGCTCTTGGCCCGTGTAGCGTCAGACGCTTTCTCGGACTGTTGAGCCTTCACGCCACGCAACTCTTTGTAGGTGGTCAGCAGTTCATTCGCTGAATCGTAGTCAAAGTCGCCATCAGCCCGTGCATACAGCCCCAAACGAATGGGCGATGCTTTCACCCAGTCTTGGAACCCCGTGTCATTCACGATTTGCGTGAAGTCAGGATGCTCTTGCGATAACTTCTGTTGAATCTGCATCTTTTTGAAGTCTTGTCCAGCAATTCTGGCCGCGACCACATCAGGATGCTTGTCGATTGTCGATTGAACCGCCTTTTGCGGGTTCTCAAAAAAATCTACTTCCGGCTCATCTTGTGTAGCTGGTTGCTTAGACCCAAGGTTCTGCTTGATTAACTCGTCAGCCAATTTACGGACTTCACCGACCTCTTGGGCCTGTTTGCCAATCAGCTTCTCAGCCTCTTGGTGCATCCGCACAACTTCTTCCAAACTTTTTGTCCTGTATTTTTCAGGAAGTTCGTTCTTTTGCTCTTCGACTTCAAGTTCGCCTAGCTCATCGGGTTCTTTGTCAATCAACATACGGTTTCCTGCCTTTTGGGTTGTAGGAGAATTCAACGCGACACTATTGTTTATGCGTTGACTTTGCGCTCTGCGGCTAACTTATCGCGGTGCTTTTGGTCAAATTTCAGCCATGAAGACGGAAAACTGCCCGACCACCCCTCTAGGTTAATCGCTGGTGCGCTGATAATGCGATGGGCTTGCCCACCACACGAACACGGTATATCTGTGGCCTCATAAGCCGCCAGAGCCTCCGTGCGATGTCCGCTTTCGCAGACAAATTCATACATTCTTTTCATTCAATTCCTCGTATGCTCGTTCACTGACACTTTTAAGAGTTGTCAGCCAAGTCATAATCGAAATCTCACCTTTGCGGAATTGTAGACTTTTTTCGTCCGCAATGGTAGAGATGTTGTTCATTGCTTGCAACATCAGGTTGGCATCCTCCATCAGATCTTGCCAACCAGGTCGAGAAAACAGGTCAAACCTGTCTTCATAGTATTTTTGCAGTTCAGGCGACATTGTTAACCTTTAACGTGTCCAGCGACCCAAGCGACAATCGCACCGATTGAACTGGCGATAGTCATTCCCATCCAGAAACCACCCCTCCCCTTGTTGGCAAGGGCAAGCAGTTCCTCAAGTTGGCCTTCCATCTTGTCTAGCTTCTTGTCCACCACCTCAAAGCGGCGCTCATAATCCTGCACTTTTTGCCAAAGCGCACCATACTTTACAGGGTCAATTTCAACTGGATCCATTTATTTCACCCCTGCTATTGCTTGCCAAGCTGTGAAGAGACTTTCGGAGTCAGTGGCGTGTCCGTCAGCCTTTTCTGCCACTGCAAGATATTCTCTCGTGCATTGCTCGAATACGACACTGAGGGTGCTGGTGTACTTAATGAGGGAGGCATCGGTAGCTTCGGAGAAGGAGCCACGACTGGCAACGAGGTCGTCCCGCAACCTGTCACGCTCATTACGAGCAGCGGAAGCGTCAACCATGTTGCGCTGCGATTGAGCCATTGCTTTCTTAATTGCCGCATCCTTTTCTCCCTGCATCCGTGTCGTTTCGTCTAGTGCCTTCTGGGTTGCAATCTGCACAGCTTGCGTATGCTCCAGCACCATCTCATCAATCTTCCCATTAAGCCTCCACCCGTTGGCAGTCCAGCCCGTCAGCAAGCCAACAGCAAGCGCACCAGCCAAGAGGTAGGGTGTAGGAAAGATCATCGTGGGTACAACAGAACGCTGTCAGATGTACCAACGATTGGGTCAATACGGCCCTTGACCAGATCAACGATCATGTCGTTGTCCATGCCCTTGCCAGCCAGTGCATTGTCGCTGGAATTAAGGGCAATTTCGGCATTTTTGGTGATGCTGTAAAACTGCGTGATGCTAGGCACAATCAGAGCGGCCCAAGGCAACAAAGCCTCGGCTGTACTCTTTGGTGCGGCAATGGCTTGCTGTGCTTGTTTGGCTCCAGCGTTCTTCAAAGCAAAATACATGATGCCCATGCCCTTGGCTTGCAGGTCGCCCTTTGCTGCCATGTCAGCAATGGCAGTATCGGCAATCATCTCTTGCTGTGCAAGGCGCTTCTCGCGCTCGGCAATGGCGTTGTAATAGGCATCTTGGCTGGTAGCACAGGCGGTTAAGGTTACCGCAGCAACGGCAATTGCGATTAGTTTCATCAGGTTCTCCAGTTGTAAAGTTTTGTCATTATCCAGCAATGGATTCTGGCTCAATAGGCTCAGGCTCCACCACTGCTGCATCTTTAGCCGCTTGCCATGCATCAATTGCTGGCTGGTATGGCGTTATGTCGGTTATTGATTCATTTGAAACAATGCGCCCACGCTCGTCTTTTCGTTCAATCTCACCCTCGCTTTCATACCATTGCAAGGCATGGACATCAGCGCCCATGAACGACAAGTCAATACCGCTGTAACCTTCACCATCAATAGAAACAAAACCGTCTACTGGAATGATTGTGACTCGCATCATTGACCTCCAATTGCTTTGTGGGCAGCAGACATCAAAATCTGCTGGCTGGCCTCATTTGCCTTAACCATCTCGTTGCGGAACGACTCCACAGCCGAACCTGTCTGACGACTCATCTGGGCATTTTCAATCAACAGCACAGGCATCCAAGCCATTGAGCATCCCCAGTCGTCAATATCCTCTCCCGTATTTGGATTGGATCCGCGAATCTTCAAAAACCATGCACATTCAAGTTGCTTGCATGGCTCAAAGTTGTTCAGAGGACAGTTTGCTTTTGGCTCAATCTTCATGCTCAATCTTTCGTTGCAATTATTACATCAACATATTGAACAGCCATGTCAATTGCTGTTCCTGTGAATGTGTGGTTGTGAGAGTTGCTTGAGCCAGCGTTGGCTATGGTTGTCGCCAAGTCAAAATTTAGAGAGCCGCTTACGTTAGGGTTTCTTACAGTAAATCCAGAACCAGAAGCGCCTGTTGCGTTGTTGTACCTAAACAATGCAGTAGAACCTGAGTGGGTGTGCGTAGGCATCTGCGCCTCTGTCAGGGTTGTGCTGCCAACCGTACCGCTCACCGCCTGTGAAGCAAACGCAGTCGTAAATGCCACAGTGCCGCCTGTGCTAACAGTACCTGACACCACGCGCAGAGCCTTGTTGTCGTGAGTCGTGTCTTTTGTCCAGCCTGTGGGGGCTGCTGTTTGCACAAACATCATCTTGGTTCCGGAAGGAAAAACTCCACCAGAAGGGGCAGAAGTCCATGTCGTCCCATTTGATGTCAATACATTTCCGGTTGTGCTTGGCGCGACAAATTGAGGTGACGATGTTCCATTACCAAGCAATACATTATTTGCGGTTAAAGTTGCAACTCCAGTGCCGCCGTTGGAAACAGGCAAGGTTCCTGTCACTTGCGTTGTTAGGTCAACACCAGACAGAGCGCCACCCAATGTCAAATTGCCGCTGGAGGTCACTGTGCCCGATAGCGAGATGCCGTTGACAGTGCCCGTGCCACCCACTGATGTCACCGTGCCAACAGTTGAATCCGCAGAGGTAATCGTGAAGTTGGGGTAAGTTCCAGAAATCGAGGTCGTGCCAGCACCCGTCAGACTCACCGTCTGGTCAGGGGCTGAGTTAGTGATTGTGATTGACCCCGCGCCCTCTGTAATGGTGATGCCAGTACCATCGGTTAAATTGGCGTTTTTCCACACACCATCCACGGCGTCATAAATGATGGTGTTGCCAGATGCCAATGTTGCAAAACGCACGTTGCCATCAGTGCCGCCTAGTGCAGAGCCGAAAGTAAGTCGCACAAACAGCACACCGTTAGATGTTCCAACATGAACCACAGCCGCCATCGTAGCGATAGCGTTTGGCGTGTTGGGTTTGGTGGCTGTGAGGCCGCCAGTTACTGTTGGGTCGTAATAAAGAACCTGGCCTTGCGTGAAGGCCGATGTGTTTACGCCTTTAACCTCGCCAAACTCATAGACCGTTATCCAGTCATTGGTCGCGCCGCTTTCACCCGCGATACCAAGAAGGTAATTTGACTGATCAAACGTCAGTCCTGTTGCTGGCGCAGCAGTCAGGCCACCACTAGCCCCTAGAGTGCCCGTGAACATAAGCACTTGGCCTTTGGTGGCAGCGGAACTTAGACGCACCCGATAGAAGATCTCATGACCAACGTGCTGGATGACACTGCCGTTCATTTGGAACGCAAGCGTCTGGTACTGATCGTCATCGTTGTAGTACAGCTTGCCTGTCGCATCCGCAACGGTGGCAGTAGTATCAAATTGGATGAAATCGGGTGAAGAAATGCCGCCCGTCAGCCCCGTCATTGAGGTGATGTTGTCGTTAGCACCCGCAATTGCCCAACTTTGGTCAATTTTCTGCCAATCAGTGCCGTTAAAAATCAGCCAATCGCCGATTTTCCAATCCGTGATGCCATCTAGGTTGGTAGAGCCAGCCGTTGCCACTACGTAGTAGTAACCGTTAACCCCAACACCAGAGGCCAGTGTGGGCGTGTTCGTACTCGCGTTCCAAGTGCCTTGGTAATCTAACCCGCCATCCACATCACCCCACGACAGCACAGAGCCGTTGGTTGTCAGGAACTTACCCGCATTGCCAGTTTGACTCGGAATCAGGTTGTTGATTTGGGTCTGAAGGCTTGCCAGAGTGTCCAAGACCTGTTGGCTAGTACCACCACCATTGGTGATGACCTTGATCTTCTCAGCCAGATCAGGGGCAACCACCTCGCCCACGTTCAAATCTTGCCCGTTGGACAGGTTGATGATTAGGCTGCCATCAAAGTCGATAAAGGCGTTGGTGACCGATACACCATCTACCCCATCAATGCCGTTGCGACCTGGCATCCCGTCATTGCCTTTTGCGCCTGGCGCACCATCACGGCCTGGTCGTCCGTCTTTGCCATCACGCCCATTGACACCGTTTTGACCGTCTTTACCATCCTTGATGGATGCGACTCGTTTCTCAATGGCTTTGCCCGTCTCATCGTATCGGGCCTTGATGTCGGATTCCAGCTTCTTGAGGGCTTGGACAACGACTTGGACGTTTTCACCAACACGCTGTTTTTGCACAGTTCGTGCTTGCAGCATTGTGTTTTTGATGGACTCAAGAACAGCAGTCTGCTGCTCCTCCGTCATCCCCTTGAGGATTAGCTGTTTGGCAAGGCTTTCAACGTCCATTGCTCAACTCCTGAGTCAACTGGGTGAGGAAGTCCTCTTCCATGCCCGAAACCCTGTTTTGCTTGTCCGACATCTGCAACTCCACAATCTTGGACTTGTTCTTGATGTCAGCCTCTTTGAGCATCAACTCGGCAATTCTGACCCGTTTGTCAAATTCATCAGACTCGCCACCAGACGGCAGGTTCTTGGTCGCAGAGGCCAAGACCTTGGCTTGCACCTCTTGAGGCATCAACTGCGTCTCAACAGACAGCTTCTGTGCCTCTGCACGGTTCTGTTCTGCCTGAGTCGTCTGTACCGCAATCTGAGCCTGTGCCGCTTGCAAGGCCAACTGCTGTTGCGCTTGTTGCAGTTGCTGCGCTTCAGGATTGGGTGCGCTCATCTGATCCAAAGCCGCAATCAACTCAAAGCGGTTGGTCAAGCTGGAGTTGTTCAAGATGCCTTTCAGGATCAACGGCAACACTGGGGTGTTTGGCCCCAAGGTCTGCAACAGGCCAATAAACTGCTGTTGCTCATACTCACGAGCAATGATGCCCAAGGTCGCCGTAGGCACAAAACGCATATCCACCGAGGGGTAACGCTCTGGGTCAAACTGCATGAACCGGAACGCCGCCTTCTGAATGAACGGAATCAAGAAGTCCTCTTGGAAGTTCACCAGTGTGCGCTTGTATTTCTTGATGATGGTCGCCACCGCCATGCTCATGCCAGCACCGTCTCGGCTACCTTGGCTGACCATGCCCTGCGAGTCCATCGTGCCCGTTGCCTGAAGCAGCATCCGCTCAAACTCTTTGGCTGTGGACAGGTTGTTAAGGCTTGTCTCGCCGAACTTGAAGGGATACAGAATCTCAGCAGGGTTGCCGTTGACCAAGAACGCCTTGCCAGGCTTAACCTCAAACTTAGCACCCCGTGGGAGTCGGGTGGCATCCAGACCCATCATTGGGCTGGTTGTCAGTGCCAGAGAGTCCAAGTGGCTACGCACCTGTGCATCAATGGCCTTTTGCATATTGTAG